AAGGCGAAAAGTAAGTCACCTTCCAACTTACTGTATTATAAAGAGTAAATTGGTAGGCACGATTGGATTCGAACCAACGACCCCCACCATGTCAAGGTGGTAGCGTAAAACGCGCAAACCTACCAATGGCGGCATTTTACACTGTTTTTATCTACTGTCAAAAATGGCATTTTCGGCATAATAAAAACAATGGGTTACAGGTTGGTTTCGGACTGATACACTCCATTGCTGCAATTGGTTTGTTAATTACTTTTTCGCTTTCGCCTAAGACTAGTTTTCCAAAATCAATGGACTGTAATTTGGTATTAATTAAAAGGTGAAAACGATGGATATATTTTTATTGGTAGTAGGTGTGTTTGGGGTTTTGCTTGTGCTTCATTTGGTTGCCAAGAAGTCTAAAAACTCATTAACCGATGATGATGAGTGGTAGTTTATTTTAACCGGGACTGACATGCAAGCAACTGTCTGTTTACTCGCTCTGAGATCTTTCCCAGTTTTGCAGGTCAATTAATTTGTCTCTTACAGCCCGGCATGAGGCATAGTTTTCAGTAACAATTTTAAGGGCGTTTTTATCATTAGTCGTTGTGCTGTTAATCTCCTGCAGCTTATCCGGCTCAATCATATACTTTGATGGAGCAGCTTTTCTCTCAGGGCAGATCGATGCGTCCTGTTGCGGCGGCATTGTGGATGCGCACCCAATCAGCAGGCAAAGTGCACACACCAGCATCAGGGTTCTGGATATATTTAATGACCTCATTATTGATAGTCCTTGTTATAACTTTTTGTTTTTGATCACGAACCGCTGAAATTTCCAGCGCCTCTCTTTCTCGTTGAGTATTAATCCTGTCTATCTCGATTTTGTTTTGTGTTGCTGTTAGAGAGGCTTGCCATAATTTATTTTCTTTTTCGGCCATAAGCTTGCCCATACGCCATCCCTGCACCCCCGCCCCAGCGCCAAAAGAAATCGTCACTATCACTATCAGTACATAAGGATTCATTTTCTCAATCCTTTAGAGCAGATTTTATATTCCTTGATACGGCGGTTATGTAATCCTTGAATATAGGTTTTTCCGACATAGGACCATACTGGTCGATTTGATGGGCTGTACGCTAATGCTCTACATCCCTCATGATGATTGCCTTCCCACATCAAGCCAACAGCACGACTGGCACAAGCAGCAGGGTTGCCAACGTTGTGTGCAAAAAGAGTTAACGCATCAAATTGATCTTGTGTGATTGTGTCCGGCAAGCAACTGGCCAGACTGATTTGGCCTTCTGTTACAACAATTTTTTCGACTTCAGCACATTTCTCATCCGACCAATAATCACCGATTATTACTTCTTCAGGGCTACTGTGATTAGTTAATCCTTTACACACTGTTGGAATGTTGTTCGCCAACTGATCTGCATAGGCAATATTCTGACCTTCACCTTCCATTTCCCCCAGTTTCTCTTGGACTTGTGGTGAAAATAGTGTGATAGCACCAGAGGCAATTAAAGCTAATGCTGTACCACCTGCTTTTAATTTATTCATGATTTACTCCAGGCAATAAAAAACCCGCCGAAGCGGGTTTATTTATTAGTATGGGGTTTATTGTTTATTTCACTTACAGGAGTGCCATTTATTTAAACGCTTAAGGTATTAAGCTGGCCAGTTATCAGAAGTGGTGTTTTTATAGGTCACTGTTAAGTTACCAATTTCTGCTTCTTCAGTTTCATTGTGCAGCCCTCCAGAGTTTAACCTGAGCAGTATCTCATTGGCTGTTCTTGGTTTAATCCGCAGGTTAGCTATTGATATCGCTTCTGAAAACTCTGACGGTGTAGAACCCCCCTTACAAAGTAAACGGCTAATGGTTAACCCTGCTGCTCCTACGACCACCCTCCAAGTCATGCGTCCTGTCACATCCTTGTAAGGAAGGTACTCTCCGTTTGTCCCTAAAAGCGTTAAGTCTTCATTAATATAAAGTTCTGCTATATTGCCTCCTTGTATAAACCCATTAGCGGACCCCGGATTAACGATACGTAAATTAGGGTTATTCCCTTCACCCGGCTCATTCGTCACGATCCAAGGCCAACCAGTGTATAAAGACCTATTGAAGTAAAAATCAAACTCAAATTCATCACCCTCAACAAGATCCACTCTCCCCAAATCAATATAGTTTTGGTTCGCCAGAATTGTTGTCATCCTGACTGATGAATCATAACGGTTAAGCAGTTTTATCTCGGGGCTATCTACGAACCCATGGCTATTAGTGGCCCTGATAATCAGATTGAACGTTCCGCCTCCGTCAGTCGGTGTGCCGGTAATGGTGTTTGCCGATAACGTCAATCCTGCAGGTAGTGCAGACTGCACAATTGTTATGGTTAAGTCAGACCCATTAAAATACTGGTCTAATCCTAGACTAAACGCCTGCCCTACAACGGGTTCTATAAGTAAATCTGTACCACCCGCCCAAGCTGGTGCTAAATTGGAATTAAAATTCCCAGTCGATCCATCGACCCAATCTGGCGCAGTTGCAACATTATTTTCACTTCCTGTCAGCAGTTCAAATTCCGCCAAGTTCATTTTAACTCCATCGACCTCAAACGCATCGTTAGTTGAATGGTTAGGCGTGTGGAGGACATTATTCCCGAACCACTGAACAGTACCTGTGGGGGCCCCAGACGTATCGTAGTCAATCAAAGTTACATCGGTCCCGTTGTGTTGGATCCTGTTGTTATATGCCTCAACACTTACATGCTCATCAGGAGACGGCACCCATAAGCGCCCGCCATAGCTGTCATTGTTCTCAAACACAAAATCCAAATCCGCTGCAGGGTACAACTGGTCTATTGGGGTTGACGATACCGCTTTGGCTGAAAGAAACATCGGGAAGTCTCTATCACTGCCATAATGCTTATTCCCATGGGCATACACTGATTTCAATATGTATCCAAAAAGTAAAGTTCTTTCTACAGTGTCATCACATAAATTATTAATCAGTACATAATCACCAAAAGTTTCGTCTTGCGATAAGTTCAGTGCGTTGCCTGAATCAAACACATCGGTACAGTGTGTGGCGAAGTTATCGTGGATCGACAACTTGTGGATATCCGCCCCACTGTCATTGTTTATGTTCATCATAAAGCCGATATTTCTGCCGTTCCTTAAATAATTCCAAGCGTGATGTTGATGGCCGTTTTTAAGGTTTATATACATTGCATGGTCGTAAACCTTAAGGTCGCACTCATGCTCAAGGATGTTTCCTATAGTAGCTGTTTTATCCCCAGCAGCCTTATCTAGCAGCAACCATAAGTTACCTCTATTTTCACAAATATCCACAGATGTTCCGGCAGCTAAAGCAGGGAGTGTTGCCGGTGTATCTCGGTGCTGCTGCAAATATATACGTGTTATGTTTGTAGCTAAAAAGTCAACAGTACCGGCTCTGTATATCCAGTTGTCATCCGTTCCATTAGTAAACCCCTCGTTGTATATTTTTAATGCTACCCTGTTCCCGCCAACACCAATTAACGCTTCAAATGCCGCCGCATCGAATGGCGCGTTTATATCAATATAATCCTGCCCATTTACAGTCTCTAAAATCGTCCGGCGTTCTGTTACCTTCCGGCCAAATTTGTCGTATTCAACACCCCAGAAAATTTGATGACGCGGCATAAAGAAGGTCGGAACGTAATACCCGCCGAGGTTTGACTCTAACGGTCTATCAACAATCAGAAGGCCCCGTATTGAAGATAAAAACTCGCTGTTATTAGTTCCGCCGATTAAACTCCGGCGCATGGTTACCTCTTTGTTTTGAAGGTTACCTATAACAACCGTACTAGGGTAGTTTGTCTCTGAGGGGGCTGCGGCGAAATCAAAAACTTCCTCATTAACCGGAACATCTGCTGTTATTGGAGCATGAGTGCCGCCGTATGTAACCGCAGTAAAGTGCCCAGTTCGCCCCGCTAAACCCACCTTACTGCTAAAGTTTTGTTCTTGCCCTGCCAAAAAGAACAGTGCAATGTTGTTACCGTTTACTACCGTAACGTCTGTTAAAAATGCTTTAGGTCCATTAGAGGAGGTTAACCCTGTAGCGTCAGTCCCCAGTTTAAAGGCATCGTCAATACGAATAGCGTCATTACTGATTTTTTCAGCAATCCGACGAAGCGCCCCATCAACCCAAATCTTATCTGTATTTTGAGAATCATACCCATAACTTGTTGCTACAGTATGGTCATAACTGGAAAACTTACCTGTCTCAGTCAAAACCCCCGTCGCTTCTACATAGGAAGCGTTTGTTAATGAAAATCCATTAGGATCTCTACCATCATTGGCGTTATCACCTAAAGCACCGGCAAAATAGAACGGCGTCTGATTATTTGGCAGGAAGGTTGCTGTACGCTCACTTTCAGCATATACCGCTTGGCCGCTTTCAGCAGCGAACCAAACTCTTGCTTTAACTTTATAAGTACCCTCTTTACGAATTGGCACCGAGAGCTCAGAAGTGATTGTGTCTGTATATGGATTCGCCTCAACAATATTTGTTGGACTGTAGACTTTTTTAATTTCACCCATATACTCAACGGGCGATTCGTCATCGTAGACAACTTCCCATTCAACATGTCCATGTCGATATGCTGATATTTCCTTTGCAGACTTTAAGCGAACGCCATCAACTACCACTACAAGGTCGGCCATGATCGCGTAAGGTACTCTAGGTGTCTCCCCCGCATTTAAGCCATCCTGAAATTCAATGCTTTCAATTGAAACATTGGTGGCTTCCACCATCGAGTAGCCGTGAAAATTAGCCGGCTTACTCACTAGATTGGTGGAAGCTTTATAAACTACCGCAGTTCTTTCAAGAGGCGTTATTGTTAAACCAGAAGGCACGCCAATAATGTCCAGCGTAACGCTCTGACCATCAGCAACGGTAATTGTGTTGATATTAATCGTGTAAACGTTATCAACTTTCGACACAACACCCTTACTTGCACCAGTCACAACAAAGTTAGCTGTTGTTAAGCCCGGGTCTTCACTAAACGTGGCTGTTAATTGCGTGGTGGAAACTGTGCCACTTGTGCCGTTTGCCGTTAGGGATTGGAAGGATACGGCTGTTGGTTCTACTGGGGGCACAAAAGGTCTTTTACGCAAACCACCTAAAACAAGCTGCAATCCAAGATTCATGTAAAACTCCGGGCAATAAAAAACCCGCCGTGGCGGGTTTGTTGGGTTGGTTTTGTGTTTAAATCAAATCGCTTTTAATTGCTGAATTGCGTTGTAAGCAATCGTTACCGCTTGTTGGACTGTTGCGCTTTCATCGAGTGCGGTGAGTTTGTTTTTCGTACCGACACGTAGTTGTTCTATTTGCGGTGAAAGCACGTTATTCCAATAGTCTGCGGTGAATTTAATAAAATTGGCCGCCTCTGTGGTGTCAGTCTCTCTGGCATTGGCTTCTGCCACAATCATTTCAAACCCGGTTGTATCGACCGGATAACCTTGCTCGATATACAGCCTTGCTTGCCGCATTTTTTCGGTATAGACGGCTTCCTGCCCCTGCACTGTGGTTATGTATCTGGCGCGGGCATTACCTGCAGCCACATCGATGTCATGTTGAAGTGCTTCGACTGCATCGGTAATTGAACTGAATCGGGTTTGTTTAAATTGCATTGATTGTCACCTGGTAATCAAGGTATTCCACCTTTTGTATGAGAATACGGTTTGATCCAATAACATCTGTGGAGAATTCAAACTCGCCATCATTGCAGATACCAAGGCTTTGCCCGTTTAGAAATATTTCAGAGCCAACGGGAATGCTTGAAAAGGTTGCTTGATCTATTCCGTCAGCGTTGATTTCTAGGGTATCAAGGATCGTGGTGTTGGTTTGTTTTGGGGTGACCGCCTCATTTTCGAGATCGAAATAATCCGTTTCGTCGTTGGCTGTTCCGATTTTAACTGACTCATTTTCTTCTACTGCCTGATATTCAGTCATATCGGCAACACAGCTTCCCGATCTTAAAATCGAACCAGTATATTTATCAATCACTATAAAATTAATCATCTTTTAACTTCCATAGCGACAAGAGAACGCGCTGTCGCTGTCGTCGCATTCCCCTCTGGGTTCATTTGTAAATAATAAACTCTATTCCCAGACCCTGTTATATGAGTCACGGAGCATGAAATAACTTTAAAGTCTTTTGACCCGGCAGACTCTCCAGCGTCAAGGTTGTATATAACCTGTCCAGTTGTGGCGCAGTAAATCCTTATACCATAACCACTAACCGGCTCACTATCGCCAGAAGATAACCCCAAAAGTGCACTAGCCCAAATTAAAATTGGCTCCCCATTTCCTGCTATAGTTAAACTTTGTATTGTGACCCATCCTGGGGGGCTTGATGATACAGCTCCTGCCGTATATGCGCTTACTGGGTTGGTTATAGCCCTTCCAGCAACTGTAAGAGTCTCAACTGCTGCGGTCTGAATATTTGCTGTCTCAATGGCTGCATTGGCTATTAATGCGTTGGTTATTGCCGCGCCTGCGATGTAGGTTGATATATTGGCACTGGTTAATTCGTCAACACTGGCAAATGCGCCCAAGCCTGTGACGCTCGATGATGGAATATCTCCACTAAAAGTCCCGCCTGATGATATAACCAGGTTACCTAAATCATCATAAATCTCTAGCCCTTTAGCGACCAGATTGCCGTTGACGTCAAGGTAAAACTTGCCGTTAGTCGCATCTTTGGTGCCGGTTCCGTACCAGATAGGGAAATCCCCCGCGCTGGACATTTCGACCCTGTAGCCCGTTAAGGCGGAGGTTTTAAACACCCCACTGGTGACCTCTCCCATATTGGCGGAGAGTGCAGAAAGGCTTGATACCGTAATCTTGTCCGCCGTGACCGCATTCGCCTTTAACATCGGTGTTTCGATAAAGTCATCGGTGATAACGGTTGCGACTATCTCGCCGCTTTGGGCGCTTATCTCATCGGAGAAAAGCAGCTCATCAGCTCCCCACACATCGACACCGGACGCTTTGAAATACCACGTTTCCCTATAATTGACCGGAAAGGCGTACAGCAAGGTGCGAATGTTTGGCTCAACCAGTGTGCTGTTATCCGCCGTAAAGCCTGCCGTTTGACTGGCATATAACCGAAAGTTGTTAAAGTCCAGCTCTGCCGACTCGGGAAATTCAATGACGATTTGATCGGCAATGCCAGAAGCCGTTACGCCAGTGAGTTTTGCGACCTGTGGGTTTTTAACCCGTAGCGTGGCAGATGGACTTTTAACCCCGTTGGCGTTAATGGCATATACCACCACATCAAATTCACGCCCTAGTCCGTGGATAGCGGCTTGATCGGATCTGAACCGGAATGCATTAGTGGTTAAGACTTCCGAATAACGCACTGCTGCCGTTAAATCCAGCACCTCGACAAACCATGAGGGGGCGTTGGGTTGGTCTGTCCACGTTACATCAACAAACGTTCCGGTAAACGGTGCGGCAACTGCAAGGCCAGTCGGTTGATCGGGAATGCCAAAATCCGATCCAACATTGACCTGAACTTGAAACCATTGCCCTATTTCTTCGCTCTGTGGCGCTACCCTTACATCCACCACGCCAAACAGAACATCAATCAGTGCGCTGTTATTGGTGGTTGTGCTTACCCGACTCCATGTAACCCCTTCATCATAGGAGATATCAATTAAATAGCGTTTGGCGTTATTTGCAGGCGTCCATGACAGCACCAATTGTGGATTGGTCAGGGTTCCAGCCTGAATCACCACCAGATTGGAGACTTTGAAAAGCTCAATCGGTTTGGGTCCAACACTCGGCGGAGTGATAATGGTCCCGGCATTGATTAATGCATCAAAGCTGTGAACGGTTGGATCGTCAATGACCGCCTGTATTTTGACTTTAGTTTCACCTTCCGCTCTGACATTTTGTGCCAGCATTTTACGCGGCACTTGAGTCGGTGATGAAAAGGCATAATAGGTTTTTTGCTTGTCATAACCCGTATAAAGATATGCGGGCAGTGTGCCAATCACCGTTACCTCATCGTCTGCGACAAAGGTACAAGGAAACGGATCAAAGGTGACACCAGAATCATTACGCAGATAAATAAAGTGATCTCCCGTACCTTCAAACGTCACCGGCTCCGATAGCGTTAAGGTATTGCCATCTACTGCAACCACCTCGCCACCCTTACCCCACCGGCTGATGTCTTGCACCACAATCAGTTTTGAAAGATAGCTGACATTTCGCCCATCTAACTCGGTACTAAATTCGGCAACTACGTTTCGATATTCCTGTTTCGCCGCCATAAACATGGCTTCACGGTGAGCCTGCAAGCGACTGGTGCAGCCATCCAATTTGACCTTTTTAGGCTGACTGGCAGGGCTTCCGGGGACAGCTGCGGTGATGAAATCCTGCTTCCATGTGCTTGGGTCGGTGTACTCGACCTCTACGGAGTCATCGGCAAACTCATCAACCGTTAAATAACTAACACCCATCGAGCCTTTTAGCGTGTTACGCCCGTTGAACATGTAAGTATTGGTCGTATAGTTGCCATCCCGGACGATGCTGAACTGCTCACCGTATTGAATAGGCTCTGCCCTGCCGACCATGCACATTTTTTTAAGCGCCGTCCATAGCGTTGTTTTGGTATCAAACTGTCCATCGTAATAATCTTCTCGTGTATCCCATTCATCAGCCAGCGTCTTAATGCCGGCTAAATCAAGGTTTTTATCGAGGTAATTACCGCCATACTCGGCTTTTAATGCATCACAGAACGCCCACGCAATGTTTCGTGTTTGTGCAATCGGTAGCCATTGCGTGCCATCCCAGACCGGCAGTTTTCGATAAGCAATCAGGTTAAACAGTCGCTCATTTTGGCTGGACAGGTTATCGGTTGCTTTAGCTTTCACTGCCCAGGTTGAGTGATTATAGCTTTGAGTAGACTCCAGATAGGCTTTAAGTCCCACCCATCGCACTTCATCTGACTCTTTAAAATCATCAGCAGAGCTATTAATTCGACGTCCACGAACCTGCACCCGTCCTGTGGTGGTGGTGATGACTTTACGGATGGTGCGCCGGATAGGTTCAACACTGGCTGCAGTATAGGTTTTATCTTCAAAAACCACCCAACTGCCGACACCTTGATCGAACTCATCCACATCGCGGTATTCAAAAAACACGCGAACACTTCGAGCATCTAAACCGCCGTCTTCATTTGAATAATAAAGACCCTTCGGTATAAGGATATCAATTGCAATCTCTTCGGCTACCGTATCAACATCATTGGCGATAAACGGTCCAACATCACCAGTGTATTCAGGTTCATTAGGGGCAAATAAGGTTGAATTAGTCACGTCAGGTGATACATTCACCGCATCACGAAACAATGTGATCTTTTGTCCTGGTGAATAAAATTCGTATTCAACTTCATCAAAGTTGGCAATGGGCGTATCACCAATTTTTAAATCAGAATAATCATATTCACCCTGGCCAATTGAAAACAGTTGATATAAAAACTGATCGCCGCCAATGTATTCACGATAAGGGGCTGAGGCAAAATCCGGATATATTCTAAACCGACCATAACGCGAAGGGATAACCTTACCTAGCCGCGCCTTATTGCCCTGGGCATCAATCGAATAGGTTGGGCTGGCTTCGGGTATCTCGCCACTCTTATCGGCATCGGGAACCGAGGTGAGCCATGATGATACAACTGAAAGGGCAACAGATATCAGAATATTAACCAGTATCGCGCCCAATTCCAGACCATGTACACGATGGCAAACAATAACGGCATCGCCTTCAACTAATACACGATCAGTCCATTTATCAGCTGTGACTTCTTCGCCATTGACCATACATAAAACGTGATCGCATGGCCCATCATAATTCCCACTTAACTGGCGAAATGTATCATCAATGGAATTGCCTCCATCGAAATACACCACGTCTTTTGAATAGACGTCCAGCGGTGATTTAAGAACTTTTAGCGATACGCTCATGTATATAAAACTCGATTCGTTTAAAGCCAGTTAATCGGATTGTTTGAAGCGTTTCTTTACACACGTCAGCCCCATCTTTTGAATGCAGCACAACGCCATCGGTAAATATGCCAATGTGGTGAAATAGTTTGTTTTGTGACATCAGCACCACTGCTCCATCGGTGGGCGTTTCCAGTTTGATCCACTTGCCACCACTTAACTCGCTAAACACTGCCCGGTTAAAGGCTTTGTGATCGTCCGTTAAAATATCAATGTATCGGTCAAGCACAATGCCGTAATGCTCTTTCAAGCAATGCTGAACCAAGCCCCAACAATCAAATGCGCCGTTGCCTGTGGCGTAGGGCTTCCACTGCATGCCGATATAGCTATCAGACCAATGCATCAGGCAAGCCCTGGATGGGTATCAAGCTTGTAAAATATGGAAGGGAACTGCTTATTAATCACATCGGCAAAGGTGGCTGAAAAGGAAACTGAATCCGCTGCTGCTGCCGGATTTAAAACGGTCATGGTGATAGGCTGTGAGGCTGGAGCTGTTAAATCACCTGATTCAAACTCCCTAAAGGTTATTTTGACTGGCTCACGGTTGGCTTTGGCTTGCAATTCGAGCTGTTGAATGATTTCATAACTTGCCCCGTATATTGTGCAAGTCAAATCCTGACGGCCCTTGACGCTCTTTTCAGGGATAGAAAGCTTAAAGGCTGCTTTGCTAAAGGTGACTTCCTCTGATGCGTTATATGGCGCGTCAACTTCGAGAGTGGCCTGTAAATCAGTAAAGCCTTGAACCAGTCGATGCACATTAGGCGAAAATGCCGAATGACTCAGCTCAATAGTGATGTAATAGGTTTTATTGTTGGGGTTGGAGGCAAACAGCTCATCTAATGCGGTAGTCATACGGTTTCAACCTGTAGCGACATTTGATAAAGGTCGCCGCCCATTGGTGTCTGCTGCCCTCTGGCAATGATTTGAACGGTTTTAAGCCCCAACACGCCACCTTGCATCAGTTCAATATTAAAGGGGTCAACGCCGTTGTTTATGTCGGTTTCGTAGAACGCTTCAAACTCTACCAGCTGGGCCAGCGTCATAATGAACGGCAAGGTAATCGTGGACGGCACATTGACAAAACGGTTTCGGATGCGTCTTGGCCCCTGCTCCATTTCGGAGACTTCACGCCCATCACCAGGTTGAAGGACATACCCATCTGCATTGGGTTTAGGTAGTGTTGCACGCCAATTGACCGGCATTATCGTCTACTCCCCACTGCTCGGTTAAGTCCGAAGATGCTTTCCATTGCTTTGGATATATCGCCATCGCCGCGAATGATTTCGGTCGCCACCGCACGTTTTGACTGGTCGACCGCCTCGGCAATGACAATCTGTCGCTCATTACCGTTCATAGTGTCAGACACCACCCGCACCGGCGCGCCATTGTTCACAATAGTAATGGGTTGTGCTTGAGGGCCGTTCATGGTGACGGGAATGCTTCTGCCGTCAGGTAATGGCACATACGCCTCATTCATTCGCCCTTCACCAAACAGGGCCAGTTGTGGGCTATTAGCCACGCCGCCTTTTGAATAGGCTTTTAATGGCATTGAGCCGCCCGAGGACATTACCCCGCCATCAGCAAAGCCAAAGAATCCGGCAATGCTTCCGCCAATACCTGTATTTTTTAGTGAGCCACCGACCAGATCGAATATCTTGGACGCTGCCGCTTCTGCAGCCATGCGTCTGAGGGAGTCAATAAAGCCTTTTGCCATGCCATCAACGCCATCTTTAAACGGATCATATAAATAATCCGCAAAGGAGCTTTGCATATTACGAGCGGCTTGTTTGGCAAACTCGGTCATTTCTTCATTACTGCCTTTGACCGACTTCTCTAACTTGTCCTGTGCTTCATGCACTCCGCGGGTATAGGTTTCATACGAAATCAGCCGCTCGTCAGAACCTTCTTTAGTGGTTGCGATCAACTCATTTAAGAGGGTGATTTCATCCTGATAGATTTCCTGCGGCGTTTTCAGTGTATCGTTGAGCCTTTCGGCAGCCATATTCAGTTCTTCATAACGCTCTGCGACCAGATCGACTGCTGCTACCTGTTCCTGCGCTCGGATAATGATCGTATCGCCAAAGTCAGCTTCTTTAGGCAGTCCGTTGCCTTGTGTGGTGCTTTGGGGTTTTTCTGGTGCCGGCAGGTTAAGATTGGTATTGGTTTGACCTGCGCCCCAAATGGCCTGCTGTAATCGTTCAGCTTCTTCTCTTGCTTCCGCCAATTCTTCTTTGATGCGGAGTTTTGCCATCGGGTTTTTGGCGCTGGCGAGCCGTCTTTCCAGATTATTAACAATCTCGTTTGCCTGCTCTGCTTGCTCTTCCAGGCTATCGGTGAAAAAGGCACCAACTGCTGCTGCCCGCTCTGCCAAGAAACCACCGAGACGTATTGTGCCGCCGACAAAGGCCGCAAAACCTTCCTGAAAGGCGGGATTGCTAATCATGCTGGTAATATCA